GTAACCTCTAAATCCACAAGGTAAAGCATCTATTGGTGCTTCCTCATTAACCTCTAACATAATGTACCTTGATTTTAGTTCAAAGTCTCCGTTAGAAGTACCGACTTTTTTAGCTACATAACTGTTTAAACTTGGGTCCATAGTACAGTTGGTAAACTTCTCAATAACCGATGGACTTGAGTCTGTATCATAAAAGTCTCTTACAATAATATCAAAAGTTAAATTGTTAAATGAAATATTTGCAATTGAAATTTTAATTTCACTATTTGCGGAATTACCGTCAGAAATTGATATGAATTTAAATAGGTTAAATACTTCGTCACCTCTTAACTCAGATACAACATATGGAGTGTGTGGTGTTTGGTATCTATCTAAATACCAACCTATACCTGTATTATCATTATCTGTTCTAGCTCCTTCTAAAGCCAACAATGAAGAGTTTATACCTCTAATCTTACCTTCCTTATAACCTCTGTTCAATAAGTTATAATACATTTCGTCAATCATCAACGGTACCTCAAATCTATTTTTACCAAAGTTAGAATAACCAAATACTTTAGGTAAGAAATTAGTATCACTAATATCGAATGAAGTTCTAAATGAGAAAGATTCATTATCTTTTGTTACACCCGTTAATTGGAATGTTTCAAAGGGGTTACTCATAACACCTGCGAAAGCACCTGATGTTACAATATTTAAATCGGTCAATCCTGAAACTTCATATTCAGGTCCGTCTTCACTTGCGTTATAATTACTTATACCTCTTGAACGAAGTGTTGCAACTATCATATCGTGATATTCAGTTATAGGTGTTCCTGAATAGTTGGTTGAATATAATGTTGCTGTTCCTGTATAGTTATTTCCTCCGGTGTTTGTTAATGTGGTTACCGCATAACCAAAACCAACACCAGTATATTCATTATTTTCATACGGAAATAATGCGTAATACCAAGAGTCGTTACTAGGTGAGGTTAAATCTGCATTATCAAGATTAACATTATCAACACCAAATGCGTTTACTACAGTAGTAAAACTACCTGAAGCACCTGTAACACTATCTAAAGTAGTTGCACTTAAAGTACCGAATATATATGCATTTTCACCGGCTGTAGTTGGCTCAACAATTTCTCCATAAACATAATTTAAGAAGTCATCTTGTAATGTGGATACACCTCCTGTATATGTTGTATACTCTGTTGTCCAATAATCCGATATACCTGAAGGTAACGTATTAATGCCCGATGTGATTGTTGTTGCTGAACTTGTACCTGAAACACCCGCAAAATCTATTGTGTATGGACCTTCTATTGTGGTTTCAACTACTGTTGTTTGGTCAACGTTACCAAACGTACTAATAGACCACGATGGTCCTGCATCGTAACCTGACAGACCTAATATACGTGTTACAAATAATTGATTTGATTGTTGAAGGTACGCTTTAGCAATATATGCGGCTTCATATTTTGGTATTTGAGTGTTTACATATTTTGTTGGATTTGTTCCACCAAAAAACGCAGTAAACTCATCAAAATTAGTTATAAATATCGGTTCAAACGCGGGTCCCGATAAAGTTTCACCTACAACACCAAGGGTTGTTACACCAACACTTTGTGCTACGAAACTTAAATCTCTTTCAGAAGTATATACACCTGGAGATACGAATACTTTATTAGCCATACTATTTAATATTTTCTTTTTATTTATTTGATAAATATTATAAAAAAAATCAAAGTGCAATTACTTTGATGACATATTTATTAGTAGGTATGAAAAAATTCTTACTTTTTTCTACCCTTTTGTTAATAACACATGTATAAGATAAAAAATTTAAAAATCTCAGTTGAATCACACAAACTATTAAAAAGTTTTTGTGAAAGGAAGGGATTAAAAATGTTTAAGTTTGTAGAAAAACTTATAGAAGAAAATTGTAAAGAGGATACAGATATTTACGGAGAGTAAAACTCAATCACTATATAATAAATTTGCTCTACATTTAAGTATCGCTTCTTCTTGGTCGTCTATTTTAATTACATCAATTCTAATCGTGTCGTTAGTGTTGATTTGAATTTTAGTCAACTCGTCACCAATAAAATTATCGTTAATATAGACTGAGTAATCTGATACATTTATAGTTTCCAAAACTGATAAGTCAATTGTGTATGGATAAACCTCAGATAAAGAAGTTACACCAACACGGAATAAAACGTCTAAGTCAAAAGTATTTGGGTTTTCAGGATGTTCTTTCGCTCTCCTTGATTTATTTCCTGTTTCTACTTCAAATAAAGTAAATGCTCTTGAAATGGCGGGCTTAACCTCAAACTCTTTTTCGTCAATTAAAAACCCCATCATCAAAAACTCATAATTTTGTATATAGTATTTTCTTTTTTCAATATCCAAAACAGATTCATCAGAAACATTATTTAATACTATAGGAACATAATGACCTTTTACGAATGTGTATGATTGTCGGGAAGAAAACTTTTGTAAAACAAGTTTGTTAAACTCATTAAGATGTCTCATATTTGTGCAGAATATTTTTACATTATATGTAATATCTACAGGTACAGGTTGCGGGATTTTATAAATATCCATACCTTTTCTTTGTCCGTCCCATGTTGGGACTTTGGCATAATAAAATTGTCTTCTATTCGGTATTGTGTATTGTAAAGATGGGTTTGTGCCGTATTTTACATCAGGATTTCTTACTGTAGCAATAAAGGGAGGTTTTATGTTTTTATCCAAGTCTTGGAATTTCCAAGTTTCTGTGAACTGAGCCCAGTTTTGAGTTGTTATTATAAGGTCGACAGGATTGACTTTTTTACCATCTGCAACCATTTCCAAATCGTCTCGAACAAAATCTAACATACCTCTATCTAAATCGGCATGTAATACACTCTTAGGTAAATAAGTTCCTTTATCCTGAATATACTCAAGAAGTTCCTCTCTCCTTTCTAATAAAATTTTATCGGGAGTAAGTTTTAAATCTTTTTTTATTTTTTTTGGAAATGCCATTAACTTACAATTTCATTAATATGAAAAATTTTATTTTTTGTATTAATCATGTCGATTTCATTTGCATTATAAATTGGTTCTTCACTGTCTTTTCTTACAAAAGAATCGTACTTATGTGGATTATAAGTTATTACTTTGTTATTTGTTTCGGGAGGCATGTTTTCACACGGCCATTGACAGTAATCGAGTAAAGTTCCGATAACAAAGGCGTGAACATTTTTTCTCATCTCCTTTCTTACTCTTTCTCTACCTCCTTCTCTAACTCTAAACTCAACATCTTTTAATTTTACATAATCCGCATATAATATAATTCTACCATCATATTGCACTGAAAATGTTTTTTTATGTAAGTTATAATATACCATAACTTTAAGACCTATTGGGTTGGAGATTTTTTTTTCTTGTTCAACGACTAATCCCATACGAGATTTTATTGTGTTTAATTCTTTCAATAAATGTTTATTCATAATCCTCTAAATTCATTATCGTTTACAGGTGATGCGGTGATACTTCTGTAAAATGGTTTATATCCTCCATAAGTATGTTTATTATCGCTAACAACTCTTCCATCGTTTACCACAGTATAATATCTAACACGAGATTCTGTCTCATAATACCCAATATAGTCACCATATTCTATCTCCACATTTAATTCATCTAATGTGTGTTGGTATACACCGACCTTTAGATTACCAGGTTCCATTTGTGTCATTCGACTTTGACCGTAATCTTGGTTTTCAGGTTGCTCAACTTGAACATAACCCTTAAACTCAACCGGAGGGTGGAATTGGATACCATCTTCAACCGTCTCACCGTATACATCGTCAGTTTTTGTTTTTTGCCTATCCACACGGTATAAGACTAACCTAAAGTTCATATCACCTTCAAGCCATTCTCTACCCATACTGATATCAAGTTCAAAGTCTTCCGAACCGAAAAACTTTTCTAATCTTGTTATTGGAATCTTTCTGTTACTCATTATTGATAAATATTCATAAAATGATTATATTTAATTGTATTTAGTAATAAGATTGGAAAAAACTCCACTAAATAACTTACCTGAAGTTCGTGCTCTTAGACTACTTGAAGACTATGAGGGGTATAATAATTATATCCTAAAGTTAAAGGGTAAGATGAAAAAGTTTAATCATTTTAAACTCACACGTGCACAGGCAGATTATATAATAAAATTTAAAGAGCGTGTACCAAAAATCGCAAGAAGGTGGGTAGAATTAGATACTTATTTTGGTCAAAAACTTATGGACGATAAGTTACTAACCAAAAGACCTGAAAAAATATACATAGAAAAACTTCTTGTTGAAAAAGAAAAGTCATACCATATATGGGGTAAGTTATTTGAAAATGCGGAACTCAGTGATATATGGATACCAAAAGTTGCGTTACAAAAAAACACACAAAGGGAGGTCAATATTGATTACACAAAGTATTCTCACCGTCCACCATTAGAGCACCAAAAAGAATCGATAGAAAAACTTGTTGGTAACGACAAATATATTTTGGCTGACGATATGGGTCTTGGAAAGACAACATCTACTGTTATTGCTTCGTTAGAAAGTGATATAGAAAAGGTTTTAATTATATGTCCCGCTTCACTAAAAATTAATTGGCAAAGAGAAATTGAAAATTATACCGAAAAAGAGGTTTCAATTATTGAAGGTAAGAAGTGGGAACCTTCAGAATATACAATAATCAATTACGATATCCTTAAAAATTTTCACGACCCAAAGTTACCCGATAAATCAGACATTCTTAATTATGGGTTTGATTTGGTTGTTATGGATGAAGCCCATTACATACAAAATGTAAAAGCGGCAAGAACTAAAATAGGTAAT